GGCTCGCGGCTCAGATGCCGCAGGGCGTACTTCTGTATCTGTCACGTCTCACCTCCAAAGTGGACTAGACTGCGCACGTCACTATCTGGTAGAGACCACCGAGCTGACGAAACTGCAACCCCTGAAACTCGTACTGGAGCTTCGACGGATACAGTCGATACACACCGAGGATGTACGTACCTCCGCTCTGCACCGCATGCGTCCGATCTGTTAGAGCATCGTCAATGGCGTCCGCTACCGGTAAGATGCCGGCGTACGATTGTGCTTGATCGACCGCGACCACCAGGTACCGCGGACTTGTCAAAATCCGCTGAGCACTATTCCCGATAGTGTCCGGCGGACTACTCTCCCACACGAACCTCGCAGCTGGATATAGCGAGGTCGGTGGTATTATGTCTTCAAAGACGCCGGTGACAGCACCACTCACTCCTGTGTCGGCCATTAGCGTCTGGTAAATCCACCTACTGATATCACTGAGCTCATTGTGTGTAGCCGGCCAGGTCGTACTCATGTGCCTACCACCGCTTCCAGCTCGGAAATCATTATCGGCGTGTACGTCACCGGGAAGGTGTGAGCTACCATCTCCGTAGCAGGAGCCATGAACGGCTCAGGCGCTGGATGTCGTCTCCAACCCTCTTCGACGAATCGCGGATAGTCTGTATCGGCCAGGGCTATCAGTGGAGCACCACCTACGTAGACGTCACTCCTGTGCTGATTGACGTGGATGACACGAATCGTGCTCGCCATCGCACCAGTCTGCTTCGGAGCTAGCGCCTTCGCCGTGGACATGACTGACTTGGCAGCAGCATTTGCGAAGTCATTCGTCTCAAAGTAAGCCACTGCAGCAGCAAGACGATTCTTATCGATCTTGACCGTCGCTGCGATTGTACCTCTACCGACGTACTCGGGCATCAGTCGAGCTCCCTTGCCATACCACGAACGTCCACAGCGTCAGACCGGAACGTCGTAAGCTGCTGTATGACAAGAATGAGCGTGCCCACTTGCAACCGATCGTGCTCTGTAATGTCCGTACCGAGTGGCAAAGTGAACAACCATGGTTGATCATGCGTCTCTCGACCGAGTGTCTCATGCCAGATACCAGTGTGGAACTCCGGTGCGAGTCGACAAGGCACAGTGTGTACAACTTGCCAGTCCTGAATTGTCCCTCCTGCACCGTCTGAACTGATGGTAGCACGAAGGATATTAGCTATCTGATCCAGACTCGCATTGATCGCATCCGCGATCTGCTGCAACTCACACGCTGACATCGACGTGTTCGCCATCGCTGCCAAAGCCACTACCAGTTCACCCACCTAGGAGAGTAACCAGCCGACGCAGAGTCTGACCGATAGGTGCGGATCTCGGAGATCCGACCCTGACGACGGTAGATGCACGCTAGGCACTGCATGTTCTTGAAGATCTGACTCCGTGAGAATCGCTGCAGGTCTGTAGAGACGTCGTACGCCGTCATGAAGGACGCTGACCAGGCGTCAAGCAGGTTAGCTGCTGCTGAGTTGACGTCGTAGCTCTTCCCTGTGACAAAGACCGGAAGGAACTGCGACGTCTTGAAGAACCATCGCCCCAGGAGCAGGTCAGCCTGATCCGCCCGGATCCACTGCCAGCTGTGGTCCTGCAACTGGTAGTCAGCCTCCCACATACCCCAGTTCGCGTAGAACGCGTACCACCGGATATAGCGGTTGACAGGATTGACCTGCTCCATCGGAGTCAGCTCTAGCTCAGAGAAGTCCTCACGGTTCTTGTCGAGCTCGTCTTGGATCTGATCGTCCGTCCAGTACGGCGTACACATCGCACCTGGATCACCGATCATACGCCGGACCTGGTCGATGAGCTGTGCCATCGATTGGCGGACAGTACTGAACGACGAAAACTCAGCTACAGGTGTCGTTGTGGACACCGAACCTCCTTACTACGGTAGGCCTGTCGGAGGAACGCACTTCAGAAGAGCCATCGCGTACGGACGGACCATCTTCGCACCGTAAAGGTGGAGACCCTTCATTGCATCTGCGAAGTAGTTCGGCGGACGGTAGGCCTCTACCTGAGAGATCTGGTTCGCGAACGACCAACTCATGTTGGAACCGGCGATGACGTTGTACGTCGGATTGGCTCCGAGGTTCGTCTGCACGACGTTGTTGCTCATCAGCACGGAGAAACCGGTGACCGACCCGATAACGCCGTTCATACGAGCAGCCGTTTGGTCAGCGTCGTAACCGGCAACGAACCTGTTGTCCTTCAGGAGCAACCCCTGATACCACGGAGGAACGATAACGAACCGTCCGTCCGGTGGTACGCTGTTCTGGTCTAGAATGACACCGAGGTCGACCAGGTACTCATACGCCGTCGTGTATCCGGCAGAGATTGTAGATGGTCCGGGAGTCGTCGGTGACGTATCCGTCCCAAGTGTATTGGCTGCTACTGTCTGAAGCGTCAGGCTAGCGATGTACTGATCTGCCTGGTTGGCCAGACCGTAAGCGGCCTCTCTCATCGCCTCGTTCATGATCTTGGGCACCTGCTGTGCCCTATCGACATCGTCGATCTGGAAGTTGAAGTACTTCTGCTGATCAACGATCAGCACCTGCTGAGCGTCGTCGAGTACCTCTGGGTTACCGATCGCCGTGTTCTTGGAGTACGAACCGATCGTCACAGGACCGATGTTCGTAATCCTCACGGAGTCACCGGCAGCTGCGATGTCGCCTTCGTAGTCCCGGTTGATAACGAAGTCCTGGCCGAACACCAGCTGCTTGTGAAGGTTCTGAAGCAGCTTCGCCGACCAGATTGTCGGGATAAAGTTATTGATGCTCACATGTCACCTCTTATCTGGCTGATCCCTTTGCTAATAGGGCGTCGATCTCTGGCATCCGTTGCATAGCCTCCTGAGGCGACATCTTAGCGACATCTTCGAGTGTCAACCCCTGTTGATTCGGCTTTGGCGGATTGGTCGGCGGAAAGCCTCCGACTGGAGGCTTACTGCCGTTCTCCCGTACTAGGTACGGCTTCTCGGTCAACACCTGCTGAAGGACGTCAGCCAGTGGCGTCTTCGGGACTCCATCGTCGTCTAGCTCCAGGCGTCTGACGACTAAGTCTGCAGCGACCTCGGGGTCGACTACGTTCGCGTTCATTGCGACTACACCGACCTCGTAACGCAGGCTCTTCGCACGGAACGCCTGTTGCTCCGCTCGTGCTTGAGCCTGTACCTGTGCTACAGTAGCGAGAGCTTCATCCCGCTCCTTCTGCATCCTATCTCTCTCCGACAGCTGAGCGTCCTCGAAGTCTTTGAGCTTCTTCTGAGTCTCCGTCATCGCTGTCTCTTGCTCCCGGAACTTCGTCCGCCACTTGGCAGCCTCATTCCGAAGATCTGTTACGTACTCCGCAGTGAACTGCGTGGGTGGTACCGGTGGAGTCGGAGGCACAGGAGGATCACCAGACGGTGGATCCGTTGACGGAGGATCTCCACCTGGGACCCCTCCATCCGACCCTCCGCTGACGACGGGAAGCACAGTCCCATCGCTAAAGACCCAGAAGTTCCCGACTCGCTGGTATTCGATCCCCAAATCGTCCTGCATCCTTCAATTCCTTTCTGTCACTTGGCTGGTGGCGTAGTCGTTGGCGTAGCCGTTGGTTTAGCCGTGTACTGTGCTTCCAGCTTCAGGACTGCTTCCTGCTGCGCAAGCTCATCAGCGTTCTGCTGCTGTATCTTCTGACGCTCTAGCTTCGGATCGTAACCGAACTTCAGCATGAGCGTGTCGTCACTGACACCGAACGTCTGATCCAGCTGAGCGACCTGTCGCTCAATCAACGGATCGTGCGGCAGCAGTTCGGGCCAGTGAACGACCACTTCTTGGTCCTCGAAACCACCGAGGACCAAGACTCGCCTTGCAATCTGAGATAGGAGCACATCGTACGTTGCTCGCTTACGCTGTGTCTTCTCTAGGAGAGGTCCGTACAGAATGTGCAAGGCGATACCAGAGAGGTTACCGATAGACTCCATCCTACCAGTAGTCACCTCCGGAGTCTGAGTCACTTCGTGAAACGCCTCTCGAAGAGCCTTGTAGGTCTCCAGTGACGACGAGAGGTCAGACTGCATCTCAAGGTTGTGCAACTCCGCCGACGGATCCGGCAGGTTGATGATCCTGTCGACGTTGATGTCCAGATCGTTGAGCTGATGCTTGATCAACCCTGCAGTCCAGGTCTTCGGATGAGCGTGCAACCTAATGATCCTGTTCAGGTTGCTCTGCAGCCCGTTGAGCTTGTCGTTCAGGTCTAAGATGTCCGTCGGGAGATCTGACATTCCCCAGAACACGTTCGACATCGGCATGTTCTGACAGTCAACAATCGGCGGCCACTCGTACGGCCACATAGCCGGCGGTGTTATGTCCACGAAAACCAGCTGATTGGACATCTGCGAGTAGGGTACGGATGGAAGCAGAGGTACACGCGCCTCCTGGTTGTAGATCACCCAGTAGATCCGACCATCCACCTCCTCCCGCTCGATAACCTGTCTACGGATGACCATCTGCTGATTCTCTTCGTCGACCCAGTTGAACTCGATCTTGTACGCAAGGATGTCCTCGATATCTTCGACGGAGTACCTTACGGATACGCACTGCGGATCGAGCACTACAAGGCGTGGTACGATACCTGAACCTGGTTCACCTCGAGGTATTATCTTCAGGAAGACGTGACCACAGATCGCACCGTTCAGACCGAGCTTCAGAAGCGTCGGTTTCTGCTTATTGTGAAGCCAGGTCTGAGCTAGCCACACTCCTTCTGGAGACTCCGTACCTCGAAGAGGTTCTCCTGGAGAGTCCGCTCCCGGTGACGTCGCAGGTTCGAAGGTGATCTTCTTGCCAAAGAGGTAGCCCAGAGACGTATCCACACACGTACGAGCAAAGTTGATCGTGATATTGTCGTCCGTCAGGTACCCAGTTTGCTGCGTCCGAGTCACTATCAGCGACTGATTCATCTGCCCTTGATAAGCTAGCCAGGCTTCACGACAACGTTCTTGCTCCTCGAGAGTCTCCCACTGTGCTTCCTGTGCGAGACTAGTCGAGTGCTGTGGCCATACGGCTGTGCTCACGACTTCCTCCTTCTACCTTCGACGAAGCACAGGTGTTACTTAGCCAGCGGGACCTGAACGGCCGCAACAGTGCAGGCGCCGCTGAAGTCAAGGTTCATGCTCTGATCTGCCTGTGACCACCTGCTGCTGGAGATCGGTCCGACAACTCCGTTGGCCACTACGGCGAACGCAGTCGCCAGCGCGTTGTTTGCCTGACCGCCCGCCGGATACTGAACACCGGCATCTACAGTAACGGTAGCTGTACCAGTGACGAGGATCAGTATGGGAGTCGAGTCCCGTTCGCCCTGACCGACCGGCTGGACGTTCATTCCGTTCGCCACATCTGCTGCCGTGAAAGTAACGTTTGCTCCACCGTCGCCTACGAGCGGCTGCAGGGGGAGATTTGTTCGTGCCACTATCTACCTCCTATGTGTAGAGTGAAGGCCCGTAGGCCACTTCGCCCATCGCTCGGGCGAGCTTATTGAAACCACCGGAGAGTGAGTCAACCTGGTCTCGATGCACCTGAGACTTCAGTCCCCAGCCCTCCAGCTCGTCAAAGAAGTCGTCATTCCATGGACCTCTGACGATCTTTATACGACCGTAACGATCTCCGTGCAGAGGTTCGGCGTAGCCCGCCACTGGCTTCGCGCGAATCTCCTTAGAACCGGTCGCCCTATCACCTCGGAAGAAGTAACCCATCAGTACGTTGCGCATGTAGTGGTCAATGACCGTCTTGCCGCTCGAACCTGGTTCCTCTTCCATCCAAATTTCGGTTGTTATACCATCCTGGTAAGCCGCGTTCCGAATGAAGAGCTCGACCTGTCCAGGTGACGCCCTGGTTTTCCGGACGTCCATGACGTAGAAGTCCTTCAGCACCGGATCGATTGCTAGTAGACACCCGCAAGTGAAGTCCGGATCCGGCGACTCCTCAGAGACCTCTGTGCTCGCCATGTCCCAGTATCGAACCTGCACCACGTCCTTCGGTACCATAAAGAGCTCGACGAGCTCGAACCAGTGACGCTTGAAGATGTTCCCTCGAGGCTTGGCAGTCCAGTCACCAGCGAGGAGCTGTGCTCTCTCGACCGGATCCAGCTCACGTAGCGACTCGATGTACGCCTTCTGGTCAATGTGCGGGTTGTCAACGATCCGTGCCGGTATAAACACCCGACCTTTACGACGATTCTTGACGAACCGGTTATCGACCCAGTCGTGACCGATACCACCTGGGTTACTTGCAGACCGCATCCGGATGGGTACCTCAGAACCGGCGAGTCTCCGCAACCTAGAGAAGAGGTACCGATACATCGACTCCTGAAACTGCGTGAGCTCATCGAAACCGACGTACTGGAACTCCGCTGACTGATACCGATACTTGTCCTTCTCTGACGCTAGGTAACCGAATGTCATAGTGGCACCGGACGGGAAGACCCACGTCTTCTCGTCCTCGTGCCACTTCGCGTCCGTTGGTCGTAACCATTCGTCCGCTCGGTTCATAATCGCTGAGGGAAGCGAAAGGTCAGCATACGTTCTACGGAGGAGCAGCGCATGGTAACCCGGCACGTCTACGTACTGAAGCGCGCCCATCAGCAGGGCGTCCGACTTGCCACCACCCGCTGCTCCTCCGTAAAACGCCTCCTTGCAGTCCAGCAACAGAAACGCTGCTTGCGGAGCCGTTGGCGTGTGAGGCCAGTATCGAGACCAGCGAGGAGTCAGGACGTGAGCAAGCTTCTTGGCCTGCTCCTCATTCATGCTGGTCTTGAGTACTGACGTCATTTCTTAGCTGCTACCTCAGGTTTGGCTGCTACCTCATTCTTCGGCCCTGGGCTTGTCGCTGCAGGTTTGGCTTCGGTAGCTCCGTTGGGCGCTTTAGGTTCGTCGGATGACTCCAGAAAGGGCTCCGACGACGTCCTTTGCAAAGAGGAGTCGTCGAACTCGACTGCGATCTCCGTCCCGGGCACCAACTTCGACAGCGGAGAGTCGATACTGCCTGGGAAGTGTAGCTCGACTCTGTTGAGCACAGTGTTTACTAGCGCTGCGTTGTCGCCGGTGCCGTAGGACCCGAGGTTGGGTGTCCCGGAGACGATGACCTCCGACGACATAGGTTGAACCTGCGTGACCTCGAACGTAAGTCTCATACCTTCTCCTTCTCCTTCTCCTTGGCATTTGCAGGCGGCGTCTCCGTCTTAGCCGCCTCTTCCGTGACCGAGCTCTGATAGGTGAAGCTACCACCAGGGTCGCTCGTCTCGAGGTACGTAGTAACAGTAACCTGAACTGCACCGTCGGCGTGAGCAGGGACGTCACACTGCACGTCCTTATCAGAATGAACAGTTAGGTTGGTAGCGGTAACACCGTCGAACTCGATGTCCCTAGCTCCAGTGAGACCAGTTCCCCACACCGTTGCTCGGACACCGGCTTCGCCGATCTCCGGATCAATGTTGAGCACTACCGGCTTCTGACCCAACTCGACCGTGATCGTGTCGCCTGGTTTCAAACCAGCCATCGGAGAGTCCGCACCCGGGAAGCGCAACCCGACCTGGTTGAGCACAGTGTCTACTAAGGCTGTGTTATCGCCAGTGTCGTAAGCGCCTGGAGTTCCCGCGACGACAACCTCGGCCTCCAAGACCTGGACCTGCGTAACTTCGAACGTGAACTGCATTATCCTCCTTTCCGTTTCCTGGACATTCCTATAAGCGTCCTAGCTAGGGCTGCTTGACGTTTAGTACGAGTTGAAGCACCGGATCCCTTTCGCAGAACCTTGTTCGCGTAAGCACTGGTGCTCATACCAGCAGCTTTCGCCTTCGCACCAAAGGCACCCGGTCGCTTTATGGCTCCTTGTATCCACCTGCCCTTGCTACTCTTCCTCGTCGTGCCGTACGTCGGTGAGCTCTTCTGCCGGCTCGAGAACTTCCTCGTGGTCGTCCGGCGGCTCCGGGTTCCGCTCGTAGGACTCCTCCTGGCTGAAGTCGACCTGGATGATGCTACCGCTCTCCGGCTCGCTGACCTCGTTCTCATTGTCGGTGATCCGCGGTACGACAACCTCCGCGGTCTCGATCCCGTCGTCCTCCTCGTCGCCATCCTCTGCCTCCTCTGCCTCAATGATCATAGTCTTAGGGAGAGCACCTGCCTCCGTCAGGATCTCTAGGATCTGTTGCACTCCAGCTGCATCCGGCATCTGAGCCAGACCTACATTACCAGTGTGCTGTACTCTGACGGACGCTGTCTCCGACCACCGATCAGGTGCTCTGGTCTTCAGGAACGACTGTGCAGCTCGCCAGTCCTTTTCACTCGCAGCCATCCAAGACTGAACCATACCGTCCTCGACCAGAGCCATCTCTCTACCAGCAGCCTTGCGGAAGATGACAGCATCTAGCGGTCCATCAGGCCGATCACCGTACGAGATCCACTCACGCACCTCCCTTTCCGGTAGACCTGCCAACTCACACGCGTTCGTCAAGTCATTACCTCTTCCGAGACCCTTCAAGACCATCTCCAGCTGTCCGACCGGCAAGAGCGAACGGAGATGGTCTAAGCGTGCTTCGTCGATAGGTACAAGCGTCGTTGCCATCAGAAGAATACCAGCTGTATCACGAGATCTATGTCCTTCGGATCTAAGAGGACGTCCAACCCGAACGATTCCGGTGGCGGAACCGGGAAGCACAGGAGAGACGGCCATGTGCTGGAGAGTTCGAACCCTACATCTCCGGCTGTACCGACAAACGTCATCTTACTGTACTGTGCTGCCGCCGGAATAATGAGGACTCCGACAGCTGACTCCGGAATCGGCACCTCGAAGTCCGACGTTTCGACAGGCAACTGCGTAGTGTAGTCAGTTTCCGACAGCGTGATCTGAATAGGTCCGATGGTCTTTGAACCAGAACTGAGACCTGTCTGTGTGCCGAGGATCTGCAGAGAACCTGTCATCTAGACTCCTGACGGTGCCGGTGTCACGTAGAAGAGGTCAGCTACTGTCTTCCAGTTAGCCTGCGTCTGAGCGAGGATGTCCTCATCCGAAATAGCCGTGTGGTCCAGTTGTTTCGAACCATCACCCTTCGTCATGGTCGCTTGATCCGCTAGACCTGGAAAGGCTGCGATCATGTTGGTCATAGCCGTAGATCCCTGAGTCAAACCACGGAGGACATCCGCAGCTAGCGCTGCCGAAGCCGGATCGGGATCCGTCTGTCGAGTGAGACTCTCCTGCCACATGCAGGCGTTCACCCGCTGCATGAACTGAAAGTCCTTAGCCAGCTGTTGAGCCATATCGTACGACATTTTATCTCCTCTCAGAAGTACGCAAAGAACCCACCGAGCTTCGGTGTGTAAGTGACGCTGACTGAACCGTTAGCAAGTGAACCGGCTACTCCGTAGCTGATACCGGTAGCTCCGTTACCTGCCCAGGACGAACCTCCACCGCCTCCAGCCCCACCAGTTGAGTGGCGTGCTCCTCCCTCGCCTCCATAGAACCCTCCTCCGCCTCCTCCGCCTCCATAGACACCACCAGCTACACCGCCGGGAATCCCAACTGAGCTAGTACTGCCACTACCGTCTGCTGACTGCGTAGCACCACGTCCGCCATCACTACCAGGTGCGGTAGCACCACTAGGGTTTCCACCGCTAGCACCTACGCTCAAGGGACCGGCTCCTCCTCCACCTGCACCCTCGGCATAGAGGGTACCACCGTTTAGGAGGGCTGACGATCCGCCTCCACCGGCTGCTCCTGGTGAATTGCCTCCTCCACCTCCAGCACCGCCAGCGTGATAGCCAGTGCCACCAGCCGATCCAGCGGTACTGGTCCCACTGTTCACTCCTAGACTGCCTACCCAGACCGTTAGGTTTGCACCGGGAGTGACAGGGATCGTGGCGCTTACCTGACCTGCAACACCACCTGCCATCGGCTGCCACGTCGAAGTAGCACCGCCTCCACCGATAACGACAGCGGAAATACTCGTGACACCAGCCGGTACTGTCCAGGTGTAGGAACCTGGAGTGGTCCAGTTGGTTGTAGTAGCGAGCTGAGATGGAGTGAGAGTCATCAGTAACCTGGATCTGCAGCTAGAGTAACCCACACACCTGCGACGGCGTGGAAGACGAAGAGCACAGTGAGGTCCTGACCAGCAACGCACACGGTAGGCGCCTTGGCTCCACCACCGTTGTAGTACCCAGAACCCCAGGTGATAGCGTAAGCTGCAGGTGCATAGATCCGGACTAGTAGCGCCTGACCATCGTAAGGGGTCCCCGCGGGAGCGTTGATTGTGAAGTTGCCATTAGGTGAGGAGCCGTTGTTGCCTCGGAGCCCGACGTAGTAAAGGTCACAGAGGTCTGTATTCGGAGTGTAGCTAGCAGCCTGTCCTCCATACACTGCTCGCTTGGCCGGAGTGGGTGCCCAACCTGCAGCAGTCCAACGTAAGACGTAGCCGAGCGCGACGCCAGCGTTTCCATTGATACGAGCTACACCCGGATTCGGATAGGTGCC